ATCATCAACATATGAATTCAATGCACTAAATCTATATAAAGGAGCTATAAAAGCAATTGCAACAAATGCAACATCAACATTATTCATAACAGAAAAATAAAAATATGAGTTATACATTAGCAGAAATAAAAGAAAATATAACAGCAATGGGACATAGTGGTACTCTGAACAAGGTACGATATTTTGAATCTTTGTGTGAAAGAGCTGCTAATGTTATGATTTCAAAAATAAAGTTATTGGAAATGATTAGAGTAGCTAGTCTAACTCAAAATGTGCATGATAATTTATTTGATTATGCCTTACCAACAGATTATTTAGCTCTGATAGATATATATCCACAATCAAGAGACTCTAGCGATAAAGCACAAAGAAACTACATAGAAAGTTTTGATTTGAAAAAGATGCTTTCTGATAAAAAGATTTCAGTTGAAGGAAGTGAAGGATCTAAGAAATTAAGAATAAGTTGGAAAGAGAAAAGTCCAAAGACACTAAATACGATGGATTCTTATGATGGTAATGGAACTTTTATTGCATATGGAGGCACTACAAATATAGTAACTGATAAGATAATAAGATATTCAGGAGGTGGTTCTATTAGATTTGATACTGCTACTTGGATGGATGGAATAAGTTGTATCAATATGAGTCCAATAGATCTTACAGACGAGGACGGAATTGCTGATATTATATTTCCAGTGTATCTTAGTTCTATTGCAGATTTGACAAGTGTGTTTATCTCTTGGGGAAATGATATAACTACAAATTACTGGGCAGGGTTAGGACAGACAACTCAAGCTGATGGCACTGCATTTAGAGTAGGATGGAATACAGTAAAAGTACCTTGGTCTACTGCAATAAAATTTGGAACAGTAGACGCTTCTGCAATAAACTCGGTTCTTATAAGAATCGTACTAGATCCAGCATCGTCGGATCTTTCAAGAACAAATATGAGAGTTGATAATATACAGTTCTCCATAGGTTTTCCTTTTGATGTTAAATATTATGGTAAATATTTATTCAAATCATCTGCTGGCACTTATCTAACCAAACCAACATCTGATGATGATTATATAGTATGTGATAACGATTCAATAATGATATTCTTATACGAACTACTTAAAATAATGGCACACCAATTAGAAGGGAGTGATTCTTCATTTGATGTAAATTTTGCTGATATAGAATTAAAATCTCTATACAAAACATACCAAGCAGAGAATCCAATTCAAACAAAAAAGGCAGTGACTAGATATGGCTCATTGCCAAGATTTAATAAATAAATATATGTCAGAAAACTATCAATTAACAGAAGAAACATTAGCTTATGTAACTGCCGAGGAAAGCACTAATACTCGCAAGGAATATTTGGTTGCAGGTTCACAAAATGTTATGATTGATAGAAATAGGAAAATAAGATCTAGATTTGGTTATTCTAGATTGGGTGCAGCCAACTCAGCCATAACACCAGTAAGAAATGGTTGGACATGGAATACTTCTAGCAATTCAGATCTTCCTGTTAGATTTTATGACGATGAGATGGAAGTGTATCTTGAGACAATTGACACGACAGATGTGGATGCTTGGACAAGAGTAAAGAGTGGTTTGAGCACCACAACAATTCCAAGAGGTGCAGACATCTTTGATGCAACAGAAGCAATAGATCTTTTAATATTTACACAAGGAACAGATACTTTAAATGAATGGAATGGAGCAGTAGCTGTGGTTGATTCAATAGCAGCGACAACTATAACAAAAAAGGGAATATCTACATTTGCAGAGAATAGATTTTATGTAAATAGAAATTTATCAGTAACGTGTGTTAGAACAGGAACTGCATATACCTATACTGCTGGAACTGGAACAACCACATTGACGGGTATTGCAGATACGACAGGATTAGTTGCTGGAGATATTTTAGTTCAGACAGTTGTAGTTACTGCAAGTTCTCCAATTGCAAATAGAGAAAACAATACAATATTTGCATTTGAAAATCAAGTAGTGTTAGGTTCATCCACTGATGATAATGTTTATATATCAAAAAATACAGCTTATACAGACTTTACATATTCAACTCCTAGAATCTCTGGAGATGGGGCAAAATTGACACTAGATGGCGTCTCAAAAGGCTTTGGTAGTTTAGGTCAATACCTCATAATGTTTGCTGGTAGAAGTGGTGTATTCCGCACTAACTTTGCACAATTAGAGGTTGGTACAACATTAGTTGAAACAATAAATGTAAAAAGGATAGACGCAGGAATAGACCAAGGTTCATTTGGTCCAGAAACTATAATACCAATAGGAAATGCTTTGTTGTATTTAACAAACGAACCAGCATTAAGACTTATTGATAATCCTGATAATCTTTCTGGTATTAATCCAACTACATATTCAAATCCAATTAAGCCAGATTTTGATGCAGAGGACTGGACAAATGCATGTGCTATATTTTGGAAAAACACCTATTATTTATCAGCCCCTGCTAGCTCAAGGGTTTATATGCTTGAGTTTGTACAAGATGCAAATGGAAAAACAAGAAGATTTTGGCAACCACCTCAAATACTGCCAGTGAGATCCTTTTCAATAATAAACGAATGGATATATGGACATTCAAATTCAGTAGCAGAAACATATAAGATACTTGATTCAGACACTTTATCAGATATAAATTCGTCTGATGAAAAATTGCCTATTCACGCAGTTGCCAGATATGCATACAGAGATTTTGGTAAAAGATCTGACATGAAGAATTTAGATGAGTATTCTGTTGAGGGAGAAATCAATCCATCAACAATAGATTTGGCAACTACAATGAGATACGACTTTGATGGTTCAACTCAATCAATAGAGAAAATAATTAGTGGTCAGGAGTCAAATATATTGCTGGGTGTTGCAATAGATGCATCTCTTGGTCAGAATTCATTAGCATCAAATCCATTGGCAGGTACAACATCAACACCAGTAGATGCACAGAAATTCCAAATCATATTTGAGGTAGCAAGAGAGGATTTTACATTACTACAAGTTGATTTTAGCACCAACGAGGTAGATAGGTATTGGGCAATTATTAGTCATGGAGGGAATGTTCGAATCTCTCCAAGAAAAAACACTTTTATTAAAAAATAATATATAATAATAACATGATAGAATTTTTAACAACAATAAAGGCTGCAATAATAACAACTGGACTTATAGTTATTACATTGTTTGGTTATAGCGCACCTGAACAAAAATTAGGTTCAACACTTCCCATTGCAGGGCAAACGTATACTCTTGCAGGTAGTGGAATTTCAGGATCTGCAACGTCAATTACCCTTGCATCATTTACTCTCTCGCAAACAGGATACAAAATACTTACAGCAGACATAGGAACTACACTGTATTTAACTGTAGAGCCAGGAAATAAAACAAGACAAGAGATTGTATCTTGTACTACTGTAACTCAGAATACAAATGGTTCGGCAACACTTACAGGGTGTTCAAGAGGACTACTACCAGTCACTCCATACACAGCAAGTTCAACTTATGCATTTGCACATGGTGGTGGAACTTCTGTTATTATTTCTAATCCTCCACAGTTTTATAATCAATTTTTGGCGGCAGATAATGATGGAACTATTACAGGTCAATATACATTTTCTACATCACCAATTATCCCAACTGTAATATCTGCATCAACAACAAATGCGGCTTCAGTTGCTTATGTAAATAGTATTGCTATTGCAGGTGTAGCAGATTCAGCAACTACAGTAAAAGGAGTTTCTAAGCTCTCAACTGCTGCAGCATCTTCTACTAACCCAATAGTGGTTGGAGATAATGATACAAGAGTATCTCCAGTTTCTATCTCCACATTAACAGCGAATCAAGTCGCCGCTCTTGTAGGTGTTGGTTCTCCAAGTAGTTCAAGTCCTTATGAAACATATTCTGATACTTCAATTTATGGTTCATCTAAATTAGTTAGAGGTGATTCAACTAATAAAATTGATTATTCTTGGTACGATCAAGATGATTTGCTCTCTGAAAAATTTCTAGCATCTGAAAATATATCTGCAGGAGATGCTGTAAATATTATAGGTTCGTATACTGGAAGCGAAACAATTCTTTATAGTGCTAAGTCTGCAGGGAGAGCAACAACTCTTTCATTTACTATTGCAACTGGTACAAATCAAGTTCTTCTTATTGGAATAGCTGTAGGTGGGAGTGGAAGATCTATACATACAGTAACTTACAGAGGAGATGCAATGACATATTTTGATTATGCAGATTTCCCTGATGGCATTTACGGTGCATCAATGTATATGTATTATATGAAAGAACCAACAGTTGGAACTGGAACTATAGCTATATCTGCAACAGGGTTTAAAAATGTTAATGCTTATTTAGTTAAAAATATAAATCAAACGACACCACTTTCAACATCCACAACAGTTACTGAATACAATCAAATTGATGCAGTGTTTGATTCAGAGAATGCAGGTTCATTTAATTTTGTGAGTGGTTCAGTTAGTTGTACAGGGGGTGTACAGTCGAGTCAAATAGATGGAACAAATTATAATGGAAATGCATCAGGTATATCAAATGTTCAAACAATTTTAGGTCAAACAACATCGTGTGCAGCAGGTTTTAATTGGGGGGGTGGTACTAGTCCAGCAGTTAGTCAAGCATATTATAATATAAAATTTAACCCAGTATCTGGTTCAGTTCCTGCAATAACTCAAGCCTCAGGATTAAATGCAACCTCTACTAATTTTATTGGTTTTGCACTAAATGATATAACAAAAGACGAAGTTGGTTTTATTAAACTCGGTGGTGTAATTAATGGACTTTCTGGATTATACCCTGGATATACATATTACTTAGCTGATACACTAGGAGGAATAGCTTCAACATCAGGATCTGTAGAAAGGAAGGTAGGTATTTCTACAGCATCGACATCATTATTAATAACTAACATTTGGTAAAAATATGAGTATAAACATACCAACAAAAGAAGAATTAACAAATGTACAGAAATATGGAACTGGTATTTCTTCTAATGAAGTGTATCCTGTAGATTCAAATGTAGAAGTTCCTTTGATTGGTTCAGATGCTTATGCTGCTACCAGCACAGGTGTAGTTGCACCTGCAAGTCCAATAGAAAAGAAAGCACCTGTATCTGTATTATCTACAGAAAGTGGTGAAAAAACTCTTGCAGACATGGTAAGTTCAAATCCAGAAACTAATCCAAAAGTTATACCACAAGAATCTTCAGTTGATTTTGTTAATCTACCAAGTGGTGGGACATATGGCAATAATGGATCTTATACTGATACGAATGGGAATGAATATATAAAACAAGAAACTGGTGTAGGGACTCCAAATTATAAAACTGGATATGTATTATCTAAACCAGCTGAAACAGGGACTGAAAAGATGGCAACATTTGTAAATGAGGACGGTCAATCAATTCAATTTTCTCAAACAGACTTAAACGACCCAAATAATTTACAAAAAATAAAAGATGGTGGTTATACCTTTTCAGAAGGAAGTTTTATACCTGATATGTCAGGTGTTACTTCAACTGCCTTAGATACAGATTATAATAAAGCAAATGACCAACTCAATGACACTAGAACTACATTTTTAAATTACAATGTTGATGCAGATCCTGCTTTTATAGCACAGTCAAAATTAATATCAGACCAATTTGATAAACTGACCACTGCAATGGAGAAGACAAACACAAGCAGAGCAGCAACTTTGAATACAATAGGATTGAGAGGTGGTACTACTGAATTTGCTGGAGCTATTCAAATGGGAATAGTTGGAGAAGAATTGAATCAGGCAAATGAAAGAATAAGTGTACTACAAGCACAAAAAGCTGCAGCAATATCAGCAGCAAGAGATGCATTTCAATCTAAAAGTTGGGATAAATATAGCCAACAAATATCAGTTATGCAAGACCAGAGAGATGAAATGAAGGTGGCTCTTGATGACTATAATACAAAATTAGAAGAATCCATAAAACTACAGCAGGAAGAAGAGAGATCTTATAAGATAGATTCTAATGTCAGTGATTTAATTGCACAAGGAATAACAGATCCTGCAGAAGTGGTTTCATCACTTGCTAAATTAGGAATAAAATCAACTGGAGCAGAGGTACAAAAATCTCTTGAGAATTTAGTAAATTATGAAGGAATAAAAACAAATACATCTTCAATTGCAAATTGGTCTAAAATGGCAATGGAAGGAGGCGAGGAACAGATTGCTGCTGAGATAACAGCTCTTAATCCATCATCAAAAACATTTGCACAAGATTTGGCAGATATTCAGTCGAGGATGGAGAATCCAATGGCAAAACTCGACATAGCCATGAAAAGAATGGAGTTAGCTGAGATGCAGGATCTTACTAATGCAGAAAACAAAGCAACATCTAAAGCATTGACTGAGGCTACAGCAAGTATACCCATTATGCAAAACAAAGTAGCTCTTGTGGATCAGATTCTAGCAAACCCAGGAATGCAATACCGTGTTGGTACAGGAAGGATGTCAAGAGAAGGTATGTTCATTGGTCTTCCAGGTGTTGGAGGTGCAGGTGTTTCTATGAATTCTTATATAAGTGAATTAAAAGGACAAGGTCAGAAATTTTCTTCAGCAGTACATAAACTTATAAGTGGGCTATCCCTAGATACTCTTATTGAAGCAAAGGCAAGAGGTGCTACATTTGGTGCATTATCTGATACTGAACTTGCTGTCTTAGCAGCATCAGCATCAACTATTGCTGATCTAGAAATATATAAAGACGCTGAAGGTAGAGTTGTACCACGTGGAACTGCTGGAGCAACACCAACCGGTACATGGAATAGTTCTGAGGCAGACTTTGTTAAGGAATTAAAATTTATACAGTCAGAAACAGCAAGAACTCTTAAATTAAAAGGAATAACATCAGTACTTGGAGAGGACGATGCAGGTGAAATTGACAGGCTAATGGCAAAGCCAGAAGATGCTAATGATACAATAATGGGACTGTATGGAGATAATTAATAATTTAACAAAATAACAATATGGCTTTTTCAAAAACAGAACAAGAAATAATAAAATATGGAATAGAGAATGGCAAAACAAGCGATCAAGTTAAGCAGGCTATTATAAATTCCAGAACACACGCAACAGGAGTTCCAAGTTCTGAAACCAATAAATCAGATGAGGGAAAGCCAGATTATTTAGAGAGGGTGGCTGAGGAAGGTATAACTGCTGCTCAAAAAATAAAGAAAACCACAGAGAGGGGTGCTGAGTTGATGAATGAAGGAAAACCACTACAAGGCGCTTTTCTATCAGGGATGGGAGCAGCAGGTGGGGCAATAAGAGGTGTATTTGCACCTATTACTGCTGCAGTTGCACCTACTATACAAAAAATACTTGAAGATAGTGGAATTCTTGAAAATGAAAAAGTACAAGAAACTATACAGGGTTTTGATAATTGGGCAAAAGAAAATCCAGATCTTGCAACAAATGTTGAAAATGTATCTGAAATTGTATTAACCTTAACTGGAACTAAAGGTGCTAAAGCTATAACATCTGGAGTTAAAAAACAGACTAGTAGAGCAATTGATGGTATAAAAACAGGTATTAAAACAGGCATTAAGGATACCAAAGAAGCAACATCAAACATTAAGTTGGGTGAGGGTCTACAGGGAGCAAAAGATCTTGCAGGTTCTGTTGTAGATGATATATCTAGAATGCCAAGCAAAATTAAAACAAATGTTGCAACTAAGCAGGTAGAAATTGCTGCGATAAAAGAACTACCTAGTGATGTTGCAAAAAATGCAGTAAGAGATGGAGTTGATATACTTGACGTTAAGGATATATACTCTATTCCAGCTTCTATAAAGCCTGCAGCAAAAGAACTTGCAGACAATGTAGTTAAATTTGCAAAGGGAGAAACAAACATCGATCCTATTGAAATGGTAGGTAAGCCAATTGTAGCAAGATTGAAAGAATTAGAATCAATAAAGTCAAGTTTGGGCAAGCAGTTGGGAGAGCTATCTAAAAAGCTTGGCAATGTAACTTCTAGTGAATTAAAAAGTTCTGTAACAGAAGCATTACAAAAAGCACTACCTGGTCTAAAAATAAATAGTAAAGGAATACTTAATTTTGCAGAAACTACATTAATGACAGATGCAAATAAGAGTGCAAGAACTGAAATTCAAAGCATCTTTACTGATGCAATTAAGGCAGGCACTGGTGAGCAGAAGCACAAACTTAGACAGGAATTATTTGAAATATTAGGAGGTAAGAAGACATCACTGGCAAATTTAACAAGTACCCATGAAGGCGCTATCAATGCAGTAAGAAAAGGATTGGCAGATGTACTAGATGTAAAAAATGATACATACAAAGCACTCAATATGGAATTTGCAAAAACAATTGCTCCAGTAAAAGATTTAAGAAAAGCAATGAAAGCTATACCCGGTGCTACTGAAGATATACTAGATATGAATGCTGGTTTATTGGCAAGACGAATTACAAGTACTTCCATGTCACAGGGTCAAATTGAGATGATTTTAAAAGCAATGGATTCTGCAACTGCAGTAAAAGGAACCTTAAACGAAACAACTAAAAGTTTGCAGGATTTGTACAATGTGCTTGGTAAATATTATGATATAGCACCAAAAACTGGATTTCAAGGTCAAATTAAAGCGGGAATGAAGAGTTCAAACATCATGGATTCAATAAGTGATGCAGTTAAAAGCGTTGCAGGAGAGACGACTGCAGTTAGACAGAAAGCAATTGAAGATGCGATTGCTGATGCACTTAAATAAACAACATGACAACCAAAGAGATATTAAAAAAAGCAAGAGAAAAAAGAAAATTACAGGAGATACCTGATATTGTATCACCTTTTTTCATCAATAAGATGCTAAAATCTAAGGTTGATAAGTACATAGAAGAGTTGAATTTATTAAAAAAGGAAATGATTGATAAGATTGAAGAGAATGTTGCACTTGCCAAAAATGGCATTAAAGAGCTTAAAGGAGATGATGGAAAAGATTATTTATTGACCGAGGATGATAAAAAAGAAATAGCCAATAAAATCAAAGTTCCTATAGTAAAACAGATTATAGAAAAAACAGAGGTAATCAAAGAACAGCCTATAAATAATATTAAAGAGATAAAAATAGAGAACCCAGTTACTGGAAAGGAGATAGTCGATAAAGTAAATGATGCTAAAAATAAAGTTCTTATAAAATCAATAAAAGATCTACCAGAAGAGTTGGAAAAACTACAAAGATCAATTAGAGAGAAGATATCATCTAGAAGTTCATCTAAGAGTGGTGGAGGTGGTATGGGTAATACTCAACATGAAAGCAAATCAGTATCATCTGCAACGACTTCTGTTACAACTACATACAAGATAGCAGCGAAAGGTTATGCAATTATGGGTGTTTATTATCAGGGACAGATGGTTGCAAGAGGTGTTGGTTATACTGTTTCATCAAACAGAAAGACCATAAACTTATTATTCACTCCAGTAGATGGAACATTTATTGATTTAATTTACATAAGATAATGAAAAAAATAATATCATTAATAATAGGTCTTGCAGTAATACCAGCAATTGGAATTGCTCAACTAAGAACATTCACATCTGGACAGGTTGGTACATCTCCAACACTGGGTAGTATATTGCAAACAAACGGATCAATATCAACTTGGGTAGCTACATCAACTCTTGGAATTACAACTGACATATCAGGAAAAGTAGACAAAGCAGGAGATGATTTAACTGGAATTCTAAAATGGACAGCAGGGAGTGGAGCTATTGAATTGAATGGAAAAAGATTAGAGTTCTTAACTGATAGTGATGTATCGACTTACATGACTGGAGCAGGAGATGGCCAAGTAATGTTATGGAAACAAGGAACCGGTTTAGGTAATTTTATATCAAATACCAATACTCAAACATTAGGAAGTAATTCATATAGATGGGGAAATATTTTTAGTGTTCTAGGAAACTTCTCAGGTAATATATCGGCTCTAAACTTCACAGGAACATCTACTGGTGTAAACACAGGAGATGAATCTTCAACTACAATCAGAACAACACTAGGATCTGCTTCATCAACAAATGATGGATACCTATTATCTACAGACTGGGATATTTTTAATAATAAACTTTCTACAACATCAGCATCAGAAACTTATCTTTCTATAGCAGATGCAACTTCTACATATTCAACTTATGCATATGCTTCATCTACTTTCCTTACAATGGCAAGTGCTTCATCTTCATTCCCAACATTTGAATATGCATCATCAACATATGCTTTGGCTAATGTAACTCCAACTTATACTTATGCATCATCAACATACTACCTAGCAACTAATCCTTCTAATTACATTACA